TGTTACTACTTCCTTTTCAGCAATTACTGCCTCATACCTTGTAGAAATAAAGTCTCCTGGGAAACGTGGGAAGGATAGCAGAGCTACCTTACCTAGATCTGGGAAACGAGAGTCTACGGAAGCACGGAAGGCTTTATAGATATTGTCTGCTGTTTTACCCTGATCATTTCCTGTTCCAACCTCAGTAGCAAAGCCAGAGATCTCATCAAGTACAGCCAAGATAAGGTTAAGCCCCTCGTGTGACTCTCTTTCCGAGTGTCCAGAATATACTGTGATAGATTTATCAAATTCAATGGACTCAGCTTTGGAATAAAACTTTCCAGCGAACCAGGGCGACTTCTCAATCTTTGTTTTAAAGCCTTTAAAGAATACGTTTTTCGCCTGCTGTGCGTTAATCGCAACGTTGATGATATCAATGGCATCACCGCTAGGCTTACCAAAATATCGTGCAGGGTCCTTAAGACATAGTAGTTTGTATACAATGTAAGCACACGCAACCGTTGAGGTAAAGTCTTTTCCAGAACCCTTTCCGAGCTGGAGGATGACTTCATTCTTTGTATATTTAGCATAATATCTCCGTCCCTCTGTATCTCCCAGAAGCTCAATAAGATCTTCAAGCTTGTATATCTGGCTCATAGCTTCTACAATGTCATACTGAACTTGTGACAATGGTGGCTGAGCAAGATAGTCTTCACCCTCAACAAATGCTCTAACGTCTACTGGACGCTCTGCAAAGTTGTCAGACTTAAGTGCTTCTAAGAAATCATCAAACATCTCTGTGTACTACCGTAACAACTTCCTGGTCTTTAGATACTGAGGAGAGTCGTCTCATAATCTCATCTCGTACCTGCGGATATTCAGATGCAATATCCTTTAGAATGCCAACTAGAACATCTTGCTTACGCTCAATCTCCAACATCTCCTCAGCAAGCTCCTTATTTTCTAGAAGTCCTGCCTTCTGCAGCATGTCAATACGCTTGGCTTCAATGTCCAAAACTAGCTTAATAGCTGAGGTCTTTGCAGTTAGGTTTGCAGTTGTTGTGGCATCATCAATAACCTCATAGGCTTTTTGAATAAGCTTGTTGTAGTGTGCATCAGCACCGACCAATGCTTCTTTTGCTCTAGCACGAATAGCTGCATTGTCTGCTGCCATGGCTCGCCACTCATTAAGGTATGCAACAACCTTTTGCCTTGGCATAGCAAGTTCTTTGGAAATCTGTGTTGGCTCTTGGCCAGCTAAATACTTTTCTACAACCTTGTTGACCTGATCAAGGTGCTCAACGGTCATGTCCTCAATTGACAACTCTCTTGGCCCTTCTACCTCTGTTTGGGATTCGCTTGATTCTGTCTGTCTTAAATGATCTATACACAGATGCCATTCCAGTCATCACCTCAAAGCAGTCTACCCACTGTGCTCCAGTCTCTGTATTAGTAACAAAAGAATGAAACTTAAACTTACCGCCGTGTTCGCCACGGACCTTAAAAAAGTCGCCACGATTAATTACAAAGCCGTCAAGAACCAAGCTGTCTTCTCTAGAAAACTTCTTTGCAATCTCTGGCTTTTCATACTTTGGTCTACGTGCCAAAACTTTCTCCTATATCATAGTGATACTCTATTGTACCACTAACTAGCCTAGTTGTCTACCGTATTGACTACGCTAAGCCTATATCCACAGCTATTACAAGTTGTATATGTTAACCCTGTGAATGGGCATGATGCAACTCTATAGTCAGAATGTTTGCAAAAGCTACGCTTGATTAAGTACCCAGCAACCTTTACAAAGTGTTTTATATATCTCATCGCCTGGACTTTCTTAGTCCAAACTTAGCTAGATAAACATAGATTGTCTCAACACTTGTTCCACACTCTTTTGCAATCTGCTCAGGCGTTCTCTTGTCGAAATGATATCTTTTCTTGAGCCACATTTCGTTAGTATACAGTTTATTAGAAGGTGCCAATCTTAATCTCCTAGCCTATCCCAATTCTTGAGCGAGTAGTGCCCAATACCAATTGCATCTGCAATGTCGTTGTCATCAATATTAATATCATAATTAATATTAACAAAAGAAATTGTCTTTTGCTTTCTTTGGTCTCTCTCGTGAGCCTTGTACCAGGACTCAGATTTACCTGGGTTGTTTGATCTCATCAAAAGCTTTGCATCTTTAGTTAGCTTTCCATTTCCAATAAATGTTTGCCATGCTATTGGGTTAGTTCCTTTAAATATCTTCACCCCAGCCAATGCTGCTCCTGCAAGGATTGCCCCCTGTACCATTGAAAGCTCAGACATTGTTTTTGGACTATTAATAAAAATGGCTCTTTCAATAACCAAAGCCTGAACATGCAAGTATTTAAAAACGTTATGTACTTCAATAACAGCACTACCAATCTTTTGAAATACGTTGGTGCCAGAAAAATGAATCTTGTCATAGGCAACCAATTCTTTATTTTTAAACACAGCGTAAGCAATGTTATTTGTACTTGCATCAATAGACACAAATGTTTCTGGAAGGTTTACAAACTTATTCAGATTTACCATTGGCAAATCCTTTGATTTCTTTTAACGCCTTCTTTACATCTATTGGGTTTACTATACATTCTGCACAAAGATCGTCGTCATTGTACGCAGAAAGAGGCACGTCACACGACTTGCACTTACGAACCTTGCTGTTAAGCCTACGGGTTCTGCGAGTATGGACGTACCTCTCTGCTATCTTTTCTTTTGTTGCTGCTTCTCTACAGGTAGCAGAACAATAGATCTGATAAGATACTGATGTTTCAAATTGATTATCACACCACTGACAGTGCTTGGTTTTCATCGATTGGCTCCAGGGACTTGATTTTAATTAGTCCCTTGCCAGCATCTGCACACGTCTTTTGAATAGGACATGTCTTGCAAATCTTTGAGTTTGATCGATAGTTCTTCTCAGGAAGCTTTTTCTCTTCCCAAGCCTTGCGAACTGCTCTCATCCAATCAAACGTCTGGTTTACCCACCTGATATAATAATCATTAATCTGAACTGGAATTACCAGAAGATCATGATTGTTTTTGTTTTCATAAATCAAGACAGCTTTCGTCTTGTTTAGAATCTTCATATAGATTAGCAGCTGAACTAGGTGACCCAGCTTAGCCTTACCACTTGCCTTGCGGTACTCAAAGCCTTCGCTTGGCATAGTCTTAATCTCACCAAGCAGGTCTTCTCCTGCCCAGTCAAGGATAACGTCTCCGAATCCAAAGATTGGTGGATCATTAGATACCACCTTAAATTCTGCATCCTTAAGAATTCCTGCATCTGCCATAGCCTGCTGAATACGTTCATGTGACTTAGTACCGTTAGTCATATTGGCACCGCCATAAGCATCTGCATTGTCTTCAAACATAGCACCCTCAAAAGCCAGGTACCAGTAACGAGGACACTCTCCATGCGAGTACGCAATTGTGCTTGGAGCAAAAGTCTTCTTCTGTGTAAACTTTGTCTCACGCTTAGCAATGTACCCATACTGAATCTTGTCAATTAGTTCCTGGGTGTCCAGAAAAGAGTCTTGCTTTGTTTCTAGTTTCTTCAGCATTACTTGCTGTAAAAAGTTTTTAGCCATAATAACCACTAGCGAATAATATATTTAAGAGCTGCAACCAAGTCATTAATTGACTCAGCAGCGGTATAATAAATATTCTTCTTCGCTCTGTCTCCCTTATCTACGTTAGTTAGCCATGTTGCCTTGAACGCCATCTTTGCAGCGATCGCTTGCAATCTAACAACCTCTAGAGTTGCTACCTGCATAGGAATGTCTGGCTTTAGAATTACCTTTGCAATAAAGGTAAGTGCTTGAGTCAGCTCTTCATCCTGCATGTAGTCAGCAATCTCTGCTAGACCATTAACCATGTCAATTGTATTTTTGTTTTGTGTTTCCATTACCATTTATTATACACCATCGCCTATCAGTTGTTCAAGCAATCCAAGCTCAATTATAGCCAATCGTACTTTGACACCATTATCACCAAGTACGACAACAATAGCAGGATCGTTATTATTTCTAATAGCGTCAGTAACGCACTTGGCCCAAACTTCACGATTAAGAGTAAAGCTTTTTCCAACTTCTTTAAAATCCACTGTAAAGTTTTCCCAAGTGGCATCGCCTTTCTTGGTATTTCTTCCAGAGTTCTTGTGCTGCTTGGCACCAATTCTTTTACTCTCGCTCTTTTCGCTCATAATCTTTCTTTGTTTTTTTAGAAACCAGCAAAACACTAGAGATGTGCTTTTGAGAACACATCCATGTTACCTCTTTTGTTTCTCCATACATACGAAGACTGCTTACTACTTCTTTGCATGTGTGGCAAGGGAATTTGCCAGTATAAACCGTATACTTAGACACTGTGCACCTTTTCGTATAGTGAGTCGTGTAATTCTTTGTCTTCCTTTACCTTGTTGACAAATGCATCTCTACCCTGGACTTTAGAGCCATCAGGCAGCAAGTACCATGCACCAGTTCTGTTTACAAATCCAAGCATCTCAGCTGTATCAACAAGATCTCCAACAGAATCAATACCAATGTAGTCACCCCTGTAATAGAAGTCATACTCAGCACTATCTCCTGGTGCAGATGTCTTAGAGTTTAGAACTTCCCAACGAACCTTACGTCCAATCTTTTGTTCGATTAGCTTGTCTCCAATCTGAATCTTGCCCTTAATGGCCTGAGAGTCAGAGCTAGATGAGAACAGCTTAACAATAGTTGAAGACATAAACTGTGTTGTCAGCCCACCTGTTGGTGCAGCCTGAGTGTAAGTAGCCTGAATGTTATTACGTGCTTGAGAGATTGCCACAATTAGTGCTGGCTTCTCACGATTGTTTGCATAGTTAAGCATTAGCCATGCATGTTTTAAGTCCTTAGACTCTGCACCAATCTGCTTAGTCTGATCCAATGGTTTTAGCTCTGTAGAATCTTTCTCAAAGTATACCGCTGGCAATAGAGAACTAATACTGTCAATCACGATAATGTCCACACCTGCATTTAGCAGTGCAACACCTACGTCCACCATATCATTAATGCTTCGTGCCTCAGAGTAGATTAGTTGTGACGTGTCTACACCAAGCTTCTTTGCCCACTCCTCGTCATAAGACATCTCTGCATCAACCCATGCACATAGCTTGCCTTCTTTCTGTGCCATGCCAATCATCTGCAAGCATAGCGATGACTTTGCACTAGACTTACTGCCCCATAGCAATACCTGTCTGCCGTACGGTAAACCGCCACCTAAGGCACGATTAAGACCTGGGCTAGGTGTTGGCTGTAATTCCGTCTTAATGCCTACAGCAGGCCCCAGACGCTTTCTTAGCTTAGGATCTAGCTGAGCTAGAGCTTCCTCAATTGTTGTCAATTATATCCTCCAATATGACTGTTCCATCTTTTGTTTTTCCAAATTCAAACTTATAAGCATTACCTTCTTGCACCTTCATATATGCCTTAGGGAATGCAGTAGGGAAGACCGTTACTGAGTGCAGGTCTCTAGCAGCATCTACAAGAGTTAGCGATGCCATCTTCTTGCCAGTCTTTGTAATACGTGGCTTGAATGCCATCACATACATTTCATCTTCCTTGTATGGAAGCTGCTTGTAGTTCAAGAACTTAACCAGTGCAGAGGCATTCCCCTTTAGCTCGTCAGCAGGGATTGCAGTAACAATCCTGTTATCACTAGCCAATAGAAGATACGTGTGACCTGGCTCAATAGTTGTCTGCTCTTCATCAAAGATACCAACGCTTCCTGTCTTGTCTAGGATTTCTACACGAGACCATCCCTTGCCACGCTTGATGTTCTTGACCATGCCCATCAGAATAAACGAACCCTTTTCCTCAAACTCTTCTACGTCATTAATAAATGCGTAGTAGTGTGATGGAATGTCAATGTTGAACTCTGGTAGGTTCAAGAACTCATACAGGTTCTCACGAACCTCATCCTCATTCCTTGGATTATCATCAAAGGTGGCAGCACCAACCAAACGCATAGCCTGCAGAGCACGAGAGTTTACACCATTACCCTTACCAAATGTAAATGTCTCTAGATCCTTGTAGGATGCAAATGGTCTACGAGCAATATACTTCTGAGCAATATTGTCAGAGATGTACTTGATTGCAGATAGTCCAAATCGAATACCCTTGCCCTCAATCTTAAAGTCAATATCTGACTCGTTGATGTGTGGTAGGCGAATAGAGATGCCCATACGCTTTGCTTCAATCAGGTACTCAGTGCGAGCATCCTTATCCTTTTCGTTCTTTAGAATAGAATAGATAAACTCAATTGGATAGTACTTCTTCAACCATGCAGTCCAGTAGGAAAGGGTTGAGTAAGCCACAGCGTGAGACTTGTTGAAAGAGTATCCAGCGTGTGCCTCAAAGTCTGTCCAGAGCTCTTCTGCGACGTTTGGAGATAGGTATTGGGATGCACCCTTTACGAACTTCTCCTTAAACTGGTCAAACTCCTTAGCATCCTTCTTCTTACCAATGATCTTACGAACCTTGTCAGCCTCAGCCATTGTCATACCGCCAAGTTCTGTACAAGCCTGCATGACCTGCTCCTGATACAAGATACATCCGTAAGTCTCTTGTGTAAACGCCTTCATCTTCTGGTGCTTGTAATCTAGGTTCTGCTTACCATGCTTACGAAGAATGTAATCTTTGCCAATGGTGTTCATAGCACCTGGACGAACAAGTGCGTTTGATGCAGCAAGCTCTGCAAAGCTCTTTACACCCATCTTAACTAGCAAGTTTGTATATGGTGTAGCTTCACACTGGAATACACCCTTGGTGTATCCAGAAGAAAGCATCTCATAAACCTTTGGGTCCTCCATGTCTAGCTCTAGAAGATTAATCTCTACGCCAGACCTATCCTTGATAATATCAAGAGTGTCTCTTAGAACTGACAATGTTTTTAGGCCTAGTGCATCAATCTTAATAAGACCGATACGCTCTGCCTCTTCCATGTCTACCGCTACTACTGGGATTCTTTCTCCGCTACCTGGCGACGTACGTGTCTCCATTGGTGCATACTTAAAAATCGGAGACTTAGAAGTAACAACACCAGCAGCGTGAATGCCAGTTCCTCTAATGCGACCACGAAGTTGGTCACCATAGACCTCAATCTCTGGATACTTTTCCCTAAACCATGCTGCTTGTTTTGACGTACAGTAATCATCCCAAGTGTCCACCACCTTCATAACCTTATTGACATCTGCCAATGGAATGTTTAGGACACGTGCGATATCACGC